CTCGCCAACCATATTGCCGCAGCTTCGCGCCTTAAGACTTATCAGAACGCACTTGCTATTGACTCTGAAGATAAATACGAACAAAAACAACTCTCGTTCAGTGGCCTCGCGGAGATTGCGGGGCAGATGCGGATTGACTTAGCATCCGATTGCCGAATGCCGCTCACCAAGCTGTTTGGCCTTTCCCCCTCGGGCTTTTCCACCGGGGATGCGGATATCGAGAACTACAACAGTATGGTGGAAACCGAGATTCGGTCAAAGTGCCGGGCAGATATCCACTTCATTCTTGAACTTTACTGCATGGTGCTTTTCGGGTTCATTCCCGAGGACCTAGAATTTGACTTTGAGCCATTGCGCGAAACGTCCCCGGTGGACGAGTCGGCCCTCAAAACCCAGGAGCTTAACCGCATTATTGCAGCATTCCAGAATGGGTTTATCACGCCGGAAACTGCGGTTGAGCAGATTAACACCTATGGGGTGTTCCCCAATGCGGTGGACCCTGCTGGCGCGATGACTCTTGAGGAGTTAAACGAAATGCGGGGAGCCATGAGCACGGTTCCCGGTGGGAACACCGATGCCTCGGTGGTCTTGACGCCGTGATTGACGAGAAGCTAAGCCTCCCAACCAAACTCCTGTTGCGCAAGGCGGTGCGTGAATTTTACGCGCCCCTGCGGAACCTCATAATGGAGAACTCGCTTCCTCGGGAAACCTTGGAACACCTGTTCCATATGGGGAAGCTCCGGTATGTGGACGGCGTTTTCGTGGGTGAAATACCCGCGGAGGTGTCTCTTTACCTGAAAGAGCATGGGGCGCGGTGGGACGTTCGCAAGCGCGGATGGGCGGTGCCACTTCACCTGCTCCCGGTTCGGGTAGCGGAATTGGCGCAACGCTACGCCAAAAAGGATGACGATCTGAAAAAGGCGCTTATGGCTGCGCTCATGCTGGCCCCCACCCTGGTGGACGCCTTCCTTTCGGGATCGGCGCTCACGGACCTCGGGGAAGCTGCGGCGGGCAAGGCGCTTGAAGCCAAGGCGCTCACACCCTCGCGGGTGGATATCATGCGGATGCCAGCTTATGATGAGCGGGTCCGGGCTGCGATGCAACGGTGGGCGGCTTCCGAGGCTACCCGCACGGCGGAGAAAATTGAGCAGATAGCCGCCAAGGGCGGGGACGTGCAAGCCTACCTGCGAAAGCGCCAGCAGGTTGGAGAATATCGGGCGGAGATGATTGCCCGGTCGGAAACCGCTATCGAGGTGAACAATCATATTGGAGCCGCAGAGATTCAAGCCGGGCGGGTTTATTACCGGTGGATCACCATGGATGATGATTTGGTCCGGCCAGCCGGGGGCGCTAACCCGTTCTATGGCAATCATCGCGTTTTGCATGATACTATACAAAGGTGGGACTCGCGTCCTGTAGTGGACGGGCGAGGGCGCAGGGCGCATCCTGGCGAGGATTACCATTGCCGGTGTGTAGGAATATCAATAACAACTAAGGGTTAATTATGAAACTCATTAAGGGCAAAGTAATCAAAATGGCGGCCATGAGACCGGGGCCGTGCAAGTATTCCGATGAGATGGTTTACTTGTCGCCCGAGGTTCTGACCAAAATGGCTGAAACGGCCCACGGCATTCCTGTGGTAATCAACCACGTCATGGTGGATTCAGGGAACGTGGAGACCGTGGTTGTGGGGCGCGTGGCGGACTTCCACCCAACCGAGAATGGGGAGTGGGAGGCACATTTTGTGGTCGATGACTCGGACGCCGTGGCGAAACTGGAAAGCGGGTGGGGCGTTTCAACCGCCTACCGGATTACCGAGGGCGGCCCCAGCGGGACGTTCAACGCCATTCCCTACGACCGGGAGGTGATGAACGCGACCTATGAACACCTCGCTATCGTGGAAAACCCCCGGTACGAAATGGCCGTTGACCCTGTGTTCTATAACAGTGCCGACCCGGCCCCCTTGCAATCAACCCCTGACTCCCCTACAATCAAAGAAGCAATTTCAATCGGAGGCATTATGCTGAGCAAGCTGTTTACGCGTAAGCGCGAGGAAGTTAAACTTAATGACGCAGAAGATCTTGTGGTAGAGCACGAAGGCAAGGAGATTTCGGTTGTCGGTCTCATCAAGCAGAACGCTAGTGATGCGGAGAAATACAACGGCCTTCAAGCTAAGTACAATGAGCTTGAGGAGAAGTATAACGCCCTCATGAAGAAAAACGCAGAGGACGAAGAGAAAAAGAACTCTGAGGACGAAGAGAAAAAGAACTCTGAGGACGAAGAGAAGAAAAAGAAGGAAGAGGACGAGAAGGAAAATTCGGTCCATTTCAACTCGCTTGAGCAGGCGAATGCCAAGGCCCAAGCGGTTCCGGTCCCCGCTACACATATGAGTTTGGCCCAAATGGTTGAGGCGGGACGTGCCGCCTATGGCAGTAAGTAATTTTTTAAGGAGTTTTTGTCATGGCAGAGATGAACGCTTTTACCCCGTCTAACGTATTGGGCCAGAGGATTTCGGGCTCCAATGTGTTGTCCGTTGAATTTTACTCGGCAACCGCCGACGACCTCGCAACCCCCGGAATGGCCGTAAAGGTCAGCCCCACCACTGCGGGCTTGGTTACTAAGGTTGCAGCCCTGGCCGCCTCAACCGACGTTTCGCTTGGTGTGATTCTTTCCAAGCCAATGAAGTCGAGTTTCGCAGTTGGCGATATCGTGGAGATTGGAATGGAGAACACCATTCTCCCCATGACCGCGGGCGGGAACTTTAACGCCGGAACGGAGCTTGAGTTCAACCCCACTACTAAGAAGGTTGTGGCTAAGTCTTCGGGCGCGAAAATTGGTGTGGCTTTAGAAAATGGCGTAACGGACGCGCTTGTGCGCGTTATGATTCAGCACTAATCAGGGAGGATTGGGACAATGGCTGGTATTCTTGACAAAGATATGAAGCTCAATGCCGCTGGCTATGAGCAAGTGATTTCCACCCTGACGGCTGTTAGCGGTGCACTCACTACGCAGAAGTTTTACGAGATTGATTTTGCGTCCTATATGCCTATCGTAAAGGGCAACGGCGCGTTCATGAACCAGGTTCTTAACTGGAAGTCTTCGGTCACTGGCGAAGGATTTGAGTCAGGACTCATTTCGCATTCCAGTAACCAAGCCCGTCTTGGCCTGGTTGGAGCCGAGTTTGAAGCCGCTTACCAGAACGTTATCACCTACGCCAAGGCAGTTCAGTATTCGCTTGTTGAACTCAACCAAGCCGCGCAGGCCAATAACATGTTCTCGCTTATTGAAGCCCGCGAAATGGCGCGCCGTAAGGAGTTCCAACTCGGACTTCAGAAGTGGGCTTTTTTCGGCGGCAAGAGTGAAACTGGCCTTCTGAACCAGTCTGCTGTCACTGCGGATACCGCAACGATTACCAAGCGCCTCCATGTGATGACCTCATCGGAGTTCAACACCTTTGCCGGTGCGCTCATTGGCAACTACCGCGCTGCGACCAACTACACCGCAATGCCCACGCACTTCATCATTCCCGAGAAGGATCGGCTGGGACTTTGTAACTTCCCCAATGCTGACTTCCCTCTCAAGTCGCGCTTGCAGCTTCTCACCGAGGCTTTCCGCGAAGTCACGCAAAACCCCAACTTCCAGATTCTCAGCACGGCTTACAATGACAAGGCGGTTCACCCGAGCGCCGTTAACCGCTATGTGCTGCTGAATTACGATGCAACTTCGCTCAAGTTGGACCTGCCTCTGGACTACACCCAGACTATGGCTGGTACTGTTAACGGCTTCACTTTCGAGAACGCGGCTTACGCGCAGTTCACCGGGCTGATCCTCCTGCGTCCGAAAGAGCTTCAGTATTTCGACAACACCGCGACCTAATAGGGTGGGACAATGGCTAAGAAGGAAGAGAAGAAACCTGCTACCGTTAAAGTGCTTTCACAACGCCTGGGCGATATCATCACCGCCCATGGCGTTCTGAAGTACAATGAAGTTCTGGAACTTCCCGAGGAAGTTGCCACACAACTTATGTCGATGTACCCGGAACTCCGGGTAGTCTAATGACCTACGCGATTGCTGACTTCAAAACCTATTTTTCACGGGACTTTGTTTTCAGCAGTTCGCCAACTACCGGGATCACGGACGCGGACCTAAACCGAGCGTTTAGCGAAGCGACCATGAATTTTAACCCGACTCTTTTTGAGACCCCAAACGACCAGACGGCCTTTTTCTACCTTGCGGCGCACATGCTTTGCACCAATTTGCAAGCGGCGCTCCAAGGTAAGAACTCAGTGCCTTTCTTCCCCGTGGCCTCGCGCAGCGTGGGAGCAGTTCTGGAAGCGTACTCAATCCCCGCCTGGGTGTCGGAGAATCCGATACTTAGTGGATACTCGACAACCCGCTACGGCCAGCAATACCTTTTGATGCTTTACCCGCGCATGATTGGCCGGGTGACGGTTCACCAAGGGGCCACTACCGCTTAGGGGGTGAGCCGTGATCAGAATACAAGTTGACGATGTCGAGAAGGCTATAGAGAATCTAAAGAAGTCAATAGACACGCTTGCAAAAACCAAAATAGCCATTGGGGTATTCGCGGACGCTGGGACCAATGACCGCGGGGTCCCTATTGCGGAGTACGCCGCCTATCAGGAATTTGGCACGGTGTCTATCCCCGCCCGGTCGTTTTTGCTATGGTCATCTTATTTGCACCGCGACGAGGAGCACGCCCATATTGCTGGGGCCGCGGAGAATATCGTCGGGCAGATGCTTGCGGGGGAAGTGGACTCAATGATCGTCGCAGCGGGCCAGCGGTGGGCAGAGTATGTGCGGTCCACGATTGATTCGGGCGGCGGGGGCCGGTGGGCTCCGCTCGCGCCAGCCACCATTGCGAAAAAGGGGCACGACATTCCCCTGATTGACAAAGAACGGCTGTACAAGGCCATTACCTACGAGGTGCGATAATGCTGCCATATATGGGAAACGCGGTAATGGCATGGATGCAAACCATGACATGCAAGGTGATAACCCAAATCCAGGAAGACTACGCCACTGTTGAAAAGTCTCAGGATAGAGAGTTCCGCGGCGTCCGGGTACCATTGAAAGCCCAACAGCTTGACAAAAAGCCTGAAGGTCAACGCGCATGGAGATGGGAAGCTCTTTACGCTACCGTTGAATTTAATTTAGCGGTCAATGATGTTATAGTATTGAGAGGAACCAGATACAGGGTTGATGCCAAACTCGATTACTCGGAATATGGGTACTACGAGTATCATATTTGTGAGGACTTTATCGCGTGAACTCGCTACAACGCATAGCTGATATTCTGCAAAAGTCCATGACCCTGGAAGCGGACCAGATATGGATTTACAACCAGCGCCGGAATATCCCCACCTCTGGCGGCCTGTTTGTTAGCGTTCACCGGATTGGCGTTAAACCTTACGGTAACAACACAAAGCATAACGGCAACTCGGTTACATCTAGCCAAATGATGCAAGAGGTAATCCAGATTCAGCTATTCTCGCATGACCTATCCGCGGTGAACCGGCTACCGGAAGCCATGGCGGCTCTCGGCTCCCCCTATTCAGATTATGTGCAGGGGCGGGATGGATTCCGGATCGGGAAGGTGCCGGTTGCGGTGACGGACCTGTCCGGGCTTGAAGGCGCGGGGCTTTTGTACCGAACGGCGATTACGGTTAATGTGTTGACAAGCTATGAACAGGTGGCAGGGGCTACCTTTTTTGATCCAGATACGATAGACTTCTCAGTAGACGAAACGGAGGCATGATATGGCGATACTTTCCCCGAGTGAAATTGTAACTATTTCGGTGTCCAATCCCCCTGCGGGACTGGCCCCATATTCGGTTAACAACCTGCTGGTTCTTACCAAAGACACCCCCGTAGTGCCTTTGACTGGTTCTTTCGAGGTGTACACCAACCCAGCGGATGTCCTCACCCAATGGGGTTCGGATAGCAAGGTCTACGAAGCGGCCCTTGCCATATTCGCGCAGTCCCCCAATATCATCTCAGGCGGTGGAAAGCTCCTGGTTGCCCCGATGCTTGAAGCGGAGTTGCTTGACGCGGCAATTACCCGCCTCTCCGCCCTGGTTTACTTCGGCGGCGTTGGATTCACCTTTGCTGAAACAGCCGGTAACATCTTGACCGCAGGAACCGCAGCGCAAGCGGCCCGGAAAAAGCTGTTTGTCGGCTCGGCTACTGCGACCGACCTGACTGATGGACTCTTATACGATATCCAGGACCAGGGGCTTACTCGCGCACGCGGGCTGTACCATTCAGATGCAGATGAGCTTGCAGGGTACGTTTGGGCCTATGCGTCCCAGGCGCAGTCCACGGACTTCAGTGGAGTCAACACCACTCGCACGATGCACTTAAAGCAACTCGCAGGCGTCCCGAGCGATGAAGGTCTTACCAGCACGGTCGTGGCGAACGCCCAGGCTTGCGGTGCCGATGTTTACGGTTCGATTGCCGGGCGGGCTTCGCTTCTTACCAGCGGTGCCAACGGCTTCTATGATGACGTCTACAACCTCGATGCCTTTGTTGCCGACCTCGAAGTCGCAGGCTTTAACGCCCTCGCGCAGGCTGGCACCAAGGTTCCGCAGACTGAAGCCGGAATGACTTATCTGAAAGACGCCTACCGCAAGGTGTGCGAGAAGTATGTAGCGAACGGCTTTATTGGCGCAGGGACGTGGACTGGAACCGGCACTTTTGGTGACCCGGAAGTTTTCCGCCGCAGCATTCAGGATAATGGGTTCTACATCTACAGCTTGCCGCTGTCGCAGCAAACTCAGGCTGACCGCGAGGACCGCAAGGCCCCCTTGGTTATGATCGCCATTAAATATCAGGGCGCTATCCACTCGACTTCGGTCATGGTTAACATCAATCGCTAAAGGGGTGAATTATGAGCACTTACAGGCTAACCGGTAATGACACCATTACCCTTGCGGGCAAAATGTTTGCTTCTCGTCTTTTTACGGCCCTCCCCCATGGGGAAGTGGCGAAGCTGACTTATGGGTCGGATATCGCAACGGTTAAGACGGGCAAGAATGGCAACGTTATTATCGCCAAGAACGAGACTGGTAACCAAGGCACTCTTGAGCTTAAAGTGCTTCGCGGGAGCGAAGACGACACAAGTCTCAATAGTGACCTAGTTGCCTATAACTCGGACTCCGCTTCTTACGTTTGCATTACTGGTTCGGTATCCAAACTGCTTGGCGACGGAACCGGAAAAATCATCACCGACACCGTTTCACTCGCGGGCGGTGTTATCACCAAGCGCGTGGAGATGGTGATTAACGTTGAAGGCGATGTTGAACAGGCCATTGCACTTTATACCATTCAATTCGCCATGGCGGCTCGGGGTATCGCGTGAAACACAAGCTACCAAGCGGAACTGAACTCCTCGTGACCCCCCTTGAATGGGAAGAATCGTGGGAAGTTTGTCAGCAAGTACTTTCAGTGATTGAGCAGTTGGACGTGGATATCAAGGGCATGACGCTTGAAGACCTCAAAGCCCAAGATGTCTTGAATTTTAAGAACCCGATCTGTAAGGTTTTGGCTTCCCCGCTGCTTTTCGGCGCGAGCAAAAAGTGCTTGGACAAGTGTACCTATGGAGGGGTGCGAGTGGACAAGATGACCTTTAGCAAGCCCGAAGCCCGTGGGGATTTCCTTATGGCGTGTTTCTACGCGCTCAAGGAGAACTGCGCCCCTTTTTTCGGAAGTCTGCTTTCTGCTTTGAAGGTGATTTAGCGACGGAAGGCAGTAGGGTTAAGGTT